TACACAGGCGAGGATTTTCAGGCCCACGATGGGGTAATTGAAGCCATGAGTCGAGCCTATACTGAGGGGTATCTTGATGGACGGGACGGCTAATGAGACATTTTGTTCTGCCCGATGTTCAGGCTAAACCAGGACATAACTTTGATTACCTTGTTCACGTTGGAAAATATATTGTGGATAAGCGCCCTGATGTTATCATTAACATTGGGGACTTTGCTGACATGCCGAGCCTATCGTCGTATGATATTGGAAAGAAATCGTTTGAAGGACGCCGGTACAAAGCTGACATCGAAGCAAGTCACGAGGCTATGGCTCATCTTCTGGCTCCTTTGAAGGAATTCAATAGCGCAGCACGCAAGAATGGCAAGAAGCAGTACAAGCCTCGCATGGTACTAACGTTGGGCAATCATGAAAACAGAATTGATCGCGTGGTTAATGGTGATCCTAAGCTCGATGGGACTATTTCAGTCGGCGACTTGGGTTACGAAACTTATGGTTGGGAAGTACACCCGTTTCTTGACGTGGTTGTTATTGACGGTATTGCTTACAGCCACTATTTCGTGTCTGGTGTTGCCGGCCGTCCTATTGGAACCGCTGCTCTCAGCGTTACAAAGAAACATATGTCAACCATAGCAGGCCACCAACAGGGACGACAGGTTGCTTACGGATATACTGCGGATGGCAGGCGCATCACCTCTATCATCGCTGGTAGTTGCTATGAACATGATGAGGATTATATGGGGCCTCAAGGCAACAAGCACTGGCGGGGAGTCGTCATGCTTAACGAAGTGAATGATGGTGAATTCGACGAAATGTTCGTGAGCTTGGACTATCTGCGGAGGACCTACGGATGAAGCCAGATGAATGGAGTGAAGCGGAATGGAATGTAGGGCGCTGGCTATCCGCTGCTCTTGAAGATGAGCATGTATGTCAAGAGATGAAAGATGATATTGATGCTTGGTTTAAAGAACTTGGAGAGCGGAGAACCTATGGATGAGACAGTGGATTTTAATGAGTTGAAGGACATGATCCGAGACGCTAAGCGAGCCATGGCTGCACCGGATGGGTTGACGGAGATTCAGGAAGTGAGTGCTGCATTGTTCTTTGCCCTTGGAATCTTTATCGATGAACTCCATACTAGAGTCGAACGGTTGGAACGACATGATCCAACGGCAAGCAATCCGGCATCTCAAATCATACTTGGATCGTAAGATGGGGATCACACAAGAAGTACTTGCTGCTGAACCTACCGGTGTCAAGAACGACCAAGAAAAGGTACGGGTAGATCTACTCGATCCACTGGCCCTCGAAGGACTTGCTGCGGTACTCACATTCGGAGCTAAGAAATATGCAGCGCACAATTGGAGGGGTGGCATTTCTTATAGCCGCCTCATTGGGGCTCTGCTTAGACACACTTTCGCGATACTTCGTGGTGAGCGGATCGATCCTGAGTCTGGCCTACCTCACGTTGATCATCTTGGTTGCTGTTGGATGTTCCTTTCTAACATGATGAAGACAAGGCCTGACTTGGACGACCTACATAAATGACTGACGAAGATATCATGATGCGAGTTACCCAGTTTATGCAGTACGTAGATGGGGGTGACTACTACGATTACGATGTTGGGCCGCATTGGTGGGGCACGGCTGCTGATTTCATTGCCCTTGCACGAGTACTTATGGAGGGTTGGGATGGCTAGAATATATATCAGTGGTCCCATGACAGGATACAAAGACTTAAACTTTGGTGCCTTCCACGAGACGGCAGACTTTCTTCGAGACCGGGGAGACGATCCAGTTAATCCAGCCGAGATTAATCCGGACCCAACTGCAAAGTGGCTTGACTGTATCATTGAAGATATTAAACAACTAGGCACCTGCGACGGAATCTACATGATCCAAGGATGGAGTGCTTCACGGGGAGCCCAGATTGAGCGCATGGTTGCTCAGCAACTAGGGCTGGAGATTGAATACTATAATGATTTCTGATATCACAATTAATGAGATGAGCGAGAAGCTCGCGATGCTGGACGAATTAACAATCCTTGAACTACTTGACATTACCAGTGAAGAGTTGGTGATGTTCCTGCAAGATCAGATTGTAGAACGATACGACATCCTCTTGGAAAAGTTTAGTGAAGACGACGAAGACTAAAAGTAAGCAGGTCAGTGAAGCAAATGAAATTGAACGTCGGAAAGAGATCGATGAGTTTCTTCTGGAGAGTCACGCAGCAACTGTGAAGAGTCGTCGATTAATTGAAGAGTATCTGGCGCAGCGGAAGCCGCCCCCGGAAGATACTTTTGAGTAAAGATAGACAACCACTACTGCATCTAACTGTGAGTCGTGATGGGCCGTTGTGGGGCACCACTATCCAGCCCTTCTACGTAACTGTACGAAGGCATGACGGTGTCTATCTGGAGTTTGTGTTGCCACCTACGGATGGGGAACGAATGGTAGAGGCCCTCCACGATCTACTGCTGTGGCCTTCCTTTAAGGATCTAGTGCAATGATCGAAATAAATTGGATTAGAGGCTTCCGATTGGGACTTTGGTACTTCGACTTCACGGAGTGGGACGATGATGAGACCAACTACGACTTTGCTGTTAGTTTCGATTTGGCTTTTATTAGTGTGGTCTTTTATCTTTACCCTCGCAATCTGGATGTAGATGACCTGCTGTAAAAGAAAAAGGCCACCCGATGTTCTGGGTGGCTTTCTTTTTAACTGCCAAGCTTTGTTTCTAAATTACCAAAGAAGGAGGTGACTTCTTGCGCCGCATTCGTAATTACCTGCGTGACCGACGGGCTTGGATTAACTGGTTGGGCTACTATCCCAGTCGATACTTCAGGGACGCTTGGTTGGAGTGGCACCCCGACCTGTGCATTGAACATGGCCTGTTCCCCAAGACGCCGCTTCGTAAGGCCATCGACGACGACGCCACCGGCATGGTTCCATTTAGGAAACTCGTTGGCCGCTTGTGCGTAGTTCCCTTGGTTCAACAGCCGAAGGAGCGTCGAGCTTTGGAAGTTGCCCGAACCCAAGTTGAAGACGAAGTCTACGAGCGCATCAAACTGATTCTGAGTGAGCGGAACTTTGACCACAGTGTTGATGACATACTCAGAGCCTGCGATGTTCGAGAGAAGGTCGCTCTGTGCTTGGGCCGCTGTTATAGTACTGCCGGGGACTACTCCGTGAGTGTTTCCATAGCCATTTGTCCAAACACCAACTCTGTCTTGGTAGGCGTTAAGTCGGAGTCCCTCCATCCCCTCTATGAATACTACACCTGATTCACTTGTTTTCATTTCAATCCTTGATAACGTTGATACTTCTCAGCACCAGTCAAACCACCTGTGCCCATACCCTGTTGCCGTTGGCCTATATCCAGATGTTTGTCAACCGCATGTTTGACTAGAGCATCAGGCAGCTCATTGGGATTACCTTGTACGCTCTGATATTCCTGAGCATACTTCTGCATACTGGCCGGGCTAATCTTACCATTATTACTGTCGGCTTCGCTCAGCATACGCGATACAATCCCGGACTTGGCCGCACCCAGTTGCTCGTCCTGGCCCTTAGCTGTGTTAGCTTCCAATCTCATCTTCGATTCATCCAGAGGACGGAATGAAAAATTGCGCTTCAACTGATCCGCATCACTGCGAGTTGAAACCAGATTGCCGGTATGGGGATCAAAGTACTGACCCTTGTCGTTCGTGTATGCCATGTTCTCCATTACCCCTTTCATCGAGTTGGGAAGAGCGTCATACAGCGCAGCTTCAGCATGCTGCTTATTTGGCTGCTGTATTAACTTACCTACGGACCCTACCATCTTGGCAATCGGATTACCTTCAGGCAAAAGAGTTCCCAGAGGATCATCTGGAATGTCATCGGCATGGCTCAACGAACCCGTCATGTCAATACCAAGCGCAGACGTTGCACCAAAGTTCAGTGCATCAGCAAGTCCCTTATTCATACCATGTAGCATGTGAAGGGTTATCTGATCCAGATTCGTGGGTTGGCTCATTAATCCATTTTTGGTAGCCCATGTTGTAAGCATACCCAAAGCACCATTGGCAAGGTTGTATCCAATAAAGCCACGGAGACCGGCAGAAGCAAGGCTGGTAGTAAGCATCGTTACCATCGGTGCGATCTGTCCTTTGCTGGCAAACTTCCCTGCTGTAGCATACTGGCTAATTTGATTCAGCTTGAACGTGGTGAGCATCTTGGTAAGATCACCAAGGAAGCCCATCCTGTTGTACACCGCAGCACCCGCCTCTTTATTGTAATCTCCCATCACCTTCTGCGTCATGTTGTGAGCAGAGCCAAAAATCTCCCTGTCGCTTAACTCCCCTTTCGTATCAATATCCTTCAGCATCCGAGCATAGTACATGTACGTGAACGCACGGGTTCCGCTTTCTGGAACTGTAACGTTGATGTGCAATGCATTGCCCAACCGTGATGCTGGCTTGGTCAACGTACCCATATTGAACTGACTCGTGTTGAACGTGTCATTCGCCTTGGCATACTCATTGGCTGCACGAAGGAACGGATCTTTAATTGCCTGACCCGTAGACATCGATTGCAGAATGTCCTTGTTGTCCATCAGTGACTTGAACACAGACAAGACCTGAGCCCTGCCAAGTGCC